CCCATCTGATCTTTCAGTATTGGGCCTGCCTGTTTAATGATCTCAGGTAATAGAGCCTGAATCTGAGCTTGCTGATTAGCCTGCTCATTCATTTGATCTACCTCGTCCTGTGACCTGATTAGTCCACCAATATCGACACCCAAGTTGGTAGCAGTCTTCTGAATGTACTCACCCATCTTGAGGTATTGTGCGAGGACTTCCGGGCCGAACGGAGTGAGGTGTTGAAGCAGTAAGTCGAGCTTGTCCTGTTCATGCTTACGACCAAGTGCTTGCATACCTGTGATAATCTTGACTTGCAAATCCTTCTCAGGAAGTGCCGGGAGCTTCCCTGCCTTGGTCATTCTGTTCTTGATAGCCTTGAGCAAGGGCAACTGAAACTCTTGCGAGAGGAGCGAATACGCACCACCTAGACTATCCTCAAGCTCACCAGCCATCATCTGAATCTCAGTAGCCGTCACCCGTTCTCCCTTCCTCTGTACGGATGAATTGAGCATGAAGGCAAACGAAAGTCTCCTGTCTAGCATTGTGATTGTGTCGAGTGCGATCTTGAAGTCCCCGTACTTCTCCATTTGGAGGACGGACACGTCATCGGCTCGACCTGTTTTGACATCGCCCGACTCAGCGGATACGATGTCCTTCTGCTTCGTAGTTGAATTGGGGGCGACCAGAAACAGTACCTTTGCAGCAGCAGCCGATCCCTGAACGATGGACTTCATGAGTCCCTCTAGGGAGATTAGGTCACCAAGATACTCCTCGACTAAGCCACGTCCATAGTCTTCACCGTCTAGCTTGGCCCAACGGAGGGCGATGAAGGGACTCTTCTCGACAGGGAACTTGCCGTAGCTTCCCGGTACGGTATAGCCATTAAGCTCCTGAGTAGCTTCAAAGTACTTACCGTTGCGTCTTATATGGGTGTAGACATCGACAGGCTCGTCCCGTTTCTTTTGGTCGTGCAGATAACTAGGCATCTTGCAAGCGTCCAAAACTTCCGGGGGGATTGAGCCGGGAGATATTTTCTCGTTGATAACAATTTCCAATACTGTACCTTCGGGATCACGCTTGACACAGTATTGCCACATTTGAAAGACACGCATCCCACCTTCTTTTGGGAGGTGAATGAGGACGTTCCCACCAACTAAAAGATGCTTCAGTGCTTCAAAGGTACTAACTCTAGCATCGGACGCATCAATGTCATCCATGATTGTCCGTTCCATCTTAGCCAAAGCACTCTCGACTTTAGTCTTCGCCTCTTCACCTTGCTCAGCTACTAGCATATCAAGGAAAGCATCTTCTATTTGTAGCTGAAAGAATGGGGCATTGGGGGGCAACATAGTAAGCAATAACTTGGATGATAGATTGTTTACTCCTCTAGCTCCTAGGGATTGATAAGGAGTCGGTAAAGGTGAGTTGCTATTGTGTCCTTGTGGGGGTATGAGCGTGGGGATTGTCAGCCTAGAACAGTCCCTTGCTCGTCTGAGAAATGGCTGCCTAAATGTTACTAACTTCTTGTACCGTTTACTGACAGCACCGGGGCCGACAGTACTCATGTGATAGATTCTCCTTTAGTAAGAAACGCCAAGACCTGCACCACCACCACCACCGGGCGCACCAAGTTCCTTGCGCTTCTTCTTAGCGATAGTCATGTCAGCGGCCTTCCTTGGGCCTGAAACAATGTTTGGTTTGTCGGCATCACCTGCGCCGGCAGCCGGGGCATCAGCAGGCTGTTCAGGGGGAGGCGCAGGAGCAGGAAACTTTAGGTTATACTCTTCCATTGCTTTTCTGGTACTACGTTGGTAGGCTTTAGCACGCTTGTAATTCCTCTTTGATCTACCACGCCCTAACCAATGAGCTCCGTAGTCTGCAAAGCCTTCAGTTTTGTATGCGATCTTTCGGTAGATTCCATCCTCGCCAAGTTCTTTTTTGTACGAGACTTCGTAACCTTTGGCTGGTTCCCAATAGAATTGGCCCCAACCTTTATCATTGTGTTGCTGGTACTTGACACCATCTCTCCACTGGACACCAGTTTCGCCAGCTAGGATAGATTTGACTTGGTTGTCCCAATCTTCCTGACTCCATTTGGAGCCTTTGGATTTAGCTAGGCTGGAGATGTTATTCGCATTGAAAGACGTGCCGTGTCGTTCCCAATAGGCGTAGTTTTTGTTTGCTCTCTTGTTTCTGGTCTTATACCAAGCTGAGATAGCAGCAGCGTGTTTACCGAAACTCGCAAAGGGATTGTGAGGTGCATGACCATTATTGATTCTTGCCATTTCTGTCTTCTCCTTTAAGCGTTGAGTCCTCCACCAGCACCAGTGTTAAACATGCCACCCAATTGGTTTTGTTTCTTTATAGTAAGCTGAGTGCGCCCCGTCCTTTTCTCTGCTGTCTTTTCGGGGGCTGCTTGAATGGCTTCTTTGGTTTCTGGAGGTGGGGGAGGAGGAGGTAGGGGAGCCGGGGGCGGTACTGGTTCCGGGTCAGGCACGTTGGGGCGGCTTCCGCACATAGGTCTACTCCTTCTTGTTTAGAATTGGTAATGACTCCTCAGAGTCGGACAATGAGACTAGGAGTAGATCAATTAGTTCCCTCTTCCCTGCGTACAGTAGCATTCGGACTTCGGCTGCTTTGTCCTGATAGTCTGTCGCCCGGATGGGTCTAACTGGAAACTCCCGGTCTAGTTTCTTGATTAGGTCCACAGATGTTAAAGGTATCTTCATAATATAACTCCTGAGATGTTCCTAGAATGGGCCGTTTAAACCCCCTAAACTGGGGGTTCTCTTTTAATCTCAACAACTTGACTGTTCATTTTTGGGCTTGTTCACCGGGGATGAACAGCCCTCAGAATGAACAACTTTCGCACCACATTGGCACGTCAGTTCAAAAGAAAAAGCCGGACCTTGGGGGGTGAAAGCCAAGAGCGGGCCACAGGTTTTACAGGTTACCCACAGTGTCATTATTTGTTCCTTATTGCCTCTTCCGCTAGCAGAGCAGAGTAACCGATTGCGTCTAGGTAATCGTCATCCTTATGCACTCCCCCACGCATTCGCACGAGTTTGAGTAGTAGCATGAATGTCCATCCATCCTCATTGCTGAGGTTGTGACCAGTGAGTGCATTGAACACAGTCACAAGCTGGGGAATAGTCCGTTCTCCCTCGTCCTTCTCCCTCTCCTGTCCACGATCATCAAGTATCTCAGCAGCTTCCTTCAAAAGCATTTGGGCTGGACGATACCTCTTCTTCAATATCTCAACAGCATACCTTTTTAAGGTGTCCACAGTATTACCTCCTTGGTTGCATAGTTGTAGTCTTCCCATCGGAGGATACGGGCCATCCTTGCATTCAATATTGCATCCTCTTCTGTCAATCCTTTGGCTTCGTAGGCTTCCACTATGGCAGGCCAATACTCTTCCTCTGTAGTAACCTCTAGTAGAATCTTCTCAGCCCTCTTGATGCCGACACCGGGGATTCCCTTATAACCGTCTGTCGGGTCGCCCATCAGTACTTGAAGGTAGAACCAATAGTCGGCATCCTCTTTGCTGACCTTGACAATTCCATCGTCAGATCTGGTTGGGTTATAGAGAAGTCCCGGTATCTGTTTCATGTCTTTGTCCATGGATATGATAACGGGCCTGCCTAAGTCGGCAAGTAAAGGCCCGGTACTCATTATCCCCATTACATCGTCAGCTTCCAGCGTGTCCCAAGAGATCACGTTGTAGTTCATGCTAACATAGTTGATTAGATCATACCTGAGCATAGGCTCCTTGGTCTTCTTACGGAAATGCTTGTACTCAGGCATTAGCTTCTTGCGGAAGTTATTAGAGGAGCCAAGGCAGACGTACACATACCTAGCTTCAAACTTCTCAGTCCAATACACTATGATGTCGTCAAGGTTAGCTTGAGCCACTTCGGGGGTCAGGTGGGTAGTCTCCACACCATCCCCCCAATCAATTGTCTGCTCGTTGACGCACGCTTGCCGATACACCTCAATGTCGCCATCGATTAAGAGTATGTTTGACATTCTGTCGTTTTCTCCTATAGTTTGCAGTCTTCTGGGTCCAAATAGTTATCACAGCACCGATAGCAAGCCTGTAGCTTCTCATTCTCTTTCACGAGAATGTCTATGTGCTTGACAAGCTCCTGAATGTGAACCCGGAGCTTTTCCATGTCTTTATACTGCTCGTGACGAAGCTCCTCGCTTGCCTTCGTAGCAGCTTCCAGCGCGCGATTTTTTCGGTACATTAGCTTTAGAAGCTCCTCCGCTTCGTGTAGATGAGTACGGTCTTGACAACACATTTAAGTCCTCCTTGGTTATCTTATTAGCTCCGATCGCCCGGTTGACCTCACGGGTGTTCTCGTCCAGAAGCCAAGGCTTCTCAACGTACATCTCGGCACACTCCATGCACATTTTTTTACGCCATGTGTCAATCTTGAGTGGTTCAGGAACCTCTTCCAGATCCCCGGGGGTCACAGCAAAACAGTAGTCACATATCATTTCGGCTCCTTAATCGTTCTTGAAGATTTTCCATCCTTTCAATCCAAACACCGCCACGAACATACCTACGAAACAGTAACCAAACCAATCGGGGGCGAGGGTATCAAGAGCCTTCCATCCTCGTTCTAAGTACGGTTGCATCGGTGGGTAGAAGTGGAGTGTGACCATAGTCGTAATCCAGATGGTGAGAAACTCGTCCTTCAAGGACGCAGCCATGCCCTGTTGCGCTAGGCTGTTATAGTCAATCTCACCCTGAGTCACTCGACCAAGATGTGCCATCTTTGCTTCGTGCTTCTTCTGTCTTCCTTCCATCCACATCTTGCCTAGCTCTTTGCCGGCAGATACGATGGGGCCAAAAATTAACGCTAATGGATTCATATATTTGTTTTCCTTCCTCGCACATACATCTTCTTGAGAAGACGATATAAGCGTTTCCAGTTTGGGCCGGGATTCATAGAGGTCGTGAGCTTACGAATCTCCTTAGCCTTCTTACCGTTCATCAATGCGTCTCCTTCCATGACGCTCCTATTTTGTATTCGCCAGCCAACGGGCAACGGAAATTAAAATGTTGTCCAGCTTCTTCAATGGAGCGAACAACTGTTTGCCCCACGATGTCGGCAATCTCTGGCTTCGCTTCGATCTGGAACTCGTCATGAATGTTGAGGACGAACTCAAAATCTTCGCCCGGTTCATAGCCCTGCGCTTGCAACGAACTGTCGCAAAGTACAAGGGCTTTCTTCATAATGACTGCTCCAGCAGATTGAAGTAGAGTGTTAGTAGCCGAATGTAGAGAAGGGCAATCAAGATGACGCCCATCAAGTCCCAATAAGTAGCCACGTTTTCTTACAGCTCCTTGTATGGTGTTATACAATTTACCAAAAGCAGGTAGACCTTCCATGAAGGCTTTTCTTTTGGCTCCACCAACCTTGGCAGAAGCCTTACCGTCCTTACCACCGGCACCATTGACGATAGCTCCTAGCTTTGCGTTGCCAGCACCGTAGATCAGAGCGTAGAACCAACGCTTAGCTTTGTCCCTTGAATCAAGCTGTGCTGCATGCTGATTAGTGGTATGTGCGTCTCCTTCTAAGACGACCTTGACGTACTCTCCCCCATCGAAGCGAGCCATATAGTGAGCGAGGTTCCGTAGCTCCAAGCCGGATGCATCTGCACCCACGAGGACGTAGCCTTCGCCTGCTTCAAAGCAGTCCCTACACTCTGGCCCGTATGGAGTATGCGAGTTAGCCTTTGGTACTTGAGCGAGGTTAGGATTCATGTGAGTCATGCGTCCTGTCCTAGCTCCATTAGTAATGACACTCCCATGAATACGACCTTGGGAAGTGACCTGTTTCAGCCAAGCCTGATCGCCCTCCGCTACCTGGCCTATGCGCTTTACGATCATGAGATACTCAGCGATAGGAGTAGCTTCAGGGTAAGGAAGTTGAGATACGATTGTCTCGTCAACCTTCGGCTTCCCTTTGTCCGTCTTGACCATAGGTTCCCATTCCCGGAGCTTTATTAACCTATCCGCAATGTGATCGCGACTGCCGGGGTTGAACTCGACCAGCTTGATCTTCGTCATTCTCGCTCCAGCGTAGTAGTGATAACGCTTGTTGTCTTTCTTAGGGGTGAAGACCTTGCCATCCCTTTGGTAGAAGGGCTCAAAGATTGTTCTCAGTTCCTTCTCAAGCTCCAACTTCCTCTTGATAAGATCAGAAGAAAGCTTACGAGCCTTCTCGATGTTGAAGGCGACTCCCCT